GATGCCTATGAAGAAGCTATGGAAGAATTGAATAATGGCTGAGGGTCATTGGGCAGACTGGCAAGTGAGACAGATTGCCGAGAACATGGCAGAGAAACGACCTAAACGAGATTGGTTTGAACGTGAACCTAATGACTATTATACCAGTCTGAAATCTTGGTCACATATCTGTGCCAGGCAATTATATTCTATGGAGTTAGAAGAAAGACAGTTGATTATTTTTATACACCATTTAGGTATGGAGCATGTTGGTGTAGAAACTTTTGATCCACAACAACAAGGTAGATATTCTCAGCAAAGTGATTATAGACCAAGTGAGGAAGGTATATAAGGAAATGATCAGCTTGACCAAGGTTAGTATTATCATATTATTGACCGGATTGTGGATTATTACGACTATAATGAAAACTGAAAATAATGGTATTGACTTAATTAAAGAATTTGAAGGTAGGCGATTAGATGCTTACCAAGATTCTGTGGGTGTGTGGACTATTGGTTATGGCCACACTAAAAATGTTAAAGAAGGTGATTCAATAACTACACTAGAAGCTGAAAATTTACTAACAGAAGAATTGAAGGAGTATGCTGAGTATGTTAATAAATATGTTACAGTACCATTAACACAAAACCAATTTGATGCATTAGTAAGTTGGACATATAATCTCGGTCCAAATAATTTACGAGAAAGTACAATGTTGAAGGTATTGAATGATGGTGAGTACGACAAAGTGCCGAGTGAAATGAAAAGATGGATACGAGCAGGAGGTAAAGTGCTTGCTGGTTTGGTTAGACGCCGTGAGACTGAAGCTAGATTATTTTTAACTCCGGACTGAGGTATATTACAATGCAATATAGAATGATAAATCCTGATACCGGTCAGGCGGAAGATATCACTTGTTCCATAGCAGACATGGAAGTTTTAAAACAGGAGGGGTGGGTACACGTTTTGGTATCCAACCCCAATGTTATTATTTCCGGCAGAGACCATAGCGGTCAAAGTGGAGGACACGGCACCGACCAAGGTTGGAAAGATGTGTTAAGACGAATTAAAGCAAATAATCCTAAAAGTAATATTGATATTTAAATAAAATAAATAGGTCATAACCCCTAATAAAATAGGAGGACTTATTTTTGAGTAAAAAGAAAATGCTAGTTCGTCAGAAACAACTACTTACAATTAAGCCTATCGGACCTACACAAGATAAGGTCTTTAAAGCATATGCAGAGGGCAAAAATATATTTGCAACAGGGTCTGCCGGCACAGGTAAGACCTTTATTTTATTGTATCTAGCTTTACAAGAAGTTTTATCAAGAGGATCAACATATGATAAGGTGATATTGGTTCGTTCTCTTTTACCTTCTAGAGATATTGGATTTCTTCCAGGAACATTAGAAGAAAAGGCAGATTTGTATCAAGACCCATATCGTATTCTTGTTAAGTATCTTTTTGAAATGTCATCGGAACAGGAGTTTTCAAGCCTTTATGATAGATTAATATCACAAGGGACTTTAGAGTTTTATTCAACCTCTTTTTTAAGAGGAACTACATTCGATAGAAGTATTATTATAGTTGATGAAGCTTCTAATCTAACCTTTCAAGAGCTAGATACTATTATGACCCGTGTGGGGCAGGATAGTAAAATAATGTTTGCAGGAGATATGGCTCAATCTGACCTCCGGATACATAATGGGGATCGTGAAGGTTATTATAATTTTGAATCTATTTTAGAATCAATGGAAGAATTTGAAGTTGTTGAATTTGGTATAGGTGATATTGTGCGGTCTGGATTAGTACGATCTTATTTAATACAAAAGGAAAATTTAGGGGTCAAAAAGTCTTGACTTTAGTTTGAAAAGGTGATAATATATATATTATGAATACAACAAATGAATTTGAATTTCCAGAGTTACAAGTCCATAATATTAATGGAATGCGTTTTTATGAAGCGCCTGACGGTAATAAGTATCCTTCTATTACTACGGTACTAGGTAAACAGCCTGGTAAGCAAAAAGGTTTACAGGAATGGCGTGAACGTATTGGTGAAGAACAAGCTCGTATTGTTTCTGGTAAGGCTGCTCGTCGTGGTACTGCCTTTCATAATATATGTGAAGATTATTTAAATGGTGTTGAAGATATAACACACCACAAAGAAAAGAATTTTCTAGCATATTGTATGTTCGGTGAAATGAAATCACACCTTGATGAGAAGATTGGTAATGTTATGTTACAAGAACAGAGCATGTATTCAACGAAATATAAGGTGGCAGGCCGTTGTGATTTTATTGGGGTGTATAACGGCACAATAGCAGTGGTTGACTTTAAGACAACCACAACACCAAAAAAGGAAGAATGGATAGAAGATTATTTTATTCAGTGTGCGGCATATGCATCTATGTATGAAGAGCACACAGGTATAGGAGTAGATGATATTGTTATTATGATGGTATCAGAAGATGGTCAAGTAGAATGCTTTGAAAAGAAGGCATATGATTATTTTCCAAAATTAGAAGTTATTATGGAAGAATTTTATAACAATTTAGATTATAAAGGGTTAGCTGCATAGGAAATAAAAAATTAATGTCAAAAGAAAATTATAATGAAATAAAAAAAATCCTAATTGTGGGTGGCGGTACGGCCGGATGGTTTGCTGCTTCGGCTATTAGTAAATGGTTACCTAATGTTGAATTAAGTTTGGTCGAATCGCCAAATGTAGAAACTATTGGTATCGGAGAATCAACAACACCAGATATCAATAAATTTTTTAATTCGTTAGGCATGAACATTGAAGGTGAAGAGGATTGGATGCCACATTGCAATGCGGTTTATAATGCTTCAATTCAATTTTCAGATTTTTATCGGAAAGGTGATTCTTATATGCATCCTTTTGGATCACCAGAGTTATCTGGCTGTAGATTTGGCTTTGATGATTGGTTTCTAAAAAAGTGGTTATATCCAGAGACTAGGCCGAAAGATTTTGTTGATTCTTTTTTTACACAAATGCCTTTAATTTATAAAAATAAAGTAACAATGAATAAGGTATTTAATGACCAGGGTGACCGGCCAGTTGAAAATTATTTTCCAAAGCGAGATATGGCTTATCAATTAGATGGTGATAAGTTAGCACAATGGATGAAAGGCAAGTTTTGTGAAGATATAACCCACATTGAAGATGATGTAACTAATATTGCCGTAAATAGTCAAGGATTTATTAGTGGAATTTCTACTGTCAATCATGGAGAGCTTAAGGCCGATTTGTATTTAGATTGCTCTGGATCTAAAAGTTTATTAATAGAAGGAACTTTAAATGAACCTTGGATTGATTGGTGTGATGATTTAAAAAACAATAGAACATGGATAACCAACACACCTTATAAAGATAAAGAAACAGAAATGAGGTTGTATACTGACTGTAAAGGTATTGATAATGGATGGGTATGGAATATACCTTTATGGGAAAATATTGGAACGGGTTATATATTTTCTAATGATTTTGTTAGTGAAGATGATGCTTTAAAGGAATTTCAAGACCATATTGGCCATGGTGATGAATTAGACTATAAACTTATTAATATTCGTAATGGTCGACGCAAAAGGTCTTGGGTAAAGAATTGTGTTGCGATTGGTTCATCTAGTGGATTTGTAGAGCCGTTAGAAGCATCTGGTTTGATGTTAATACACGAGCCGATTGAAATGCTAATTAAAACTCTTACACAAAGAGGCGGCTTGATTAATCAATTTGATAGAGATTCTTTTAATTTTACAACAAACCAAATTATAGATACTTGGAAGTATTTTGTCGCTTCACATTTTTATATGTCACAGCGTGATGATACAGAATACTGGCAATATTATACACAGGCCCATGAAATGGGAGATCATTGGTATGGTATTGATTTAAAACATCCAGAATTTTGGCCATCAGGAGTTAATCATCAATATTCTATTATGACAAATACAGCTACGGATGTAGGTATGATGCTTGCTATATCAAAACTTAAAAGTCAAACAACTTTCGGATTAAGCTCAGACCAATTGTGTATTGCTGTAGGCAATGGATTTGAAATTTATAATGATTATGCTGCCACACAATTAGATTGGACAGAAGATGGATTTAGAAATTTAAATAAAAACTTTCTTAAGCAGACCGATTTAACAAATACTTGGACAATGCAAACAGAAAGGTTTGTAAAGCATTCCAAATATGCTGAAACATTACCATCACATTACGAGTATTTAAAAAAGAATGTACATAAATAATTAGATATTTTTTTTAAGGAGATAAATTAAAAATGAAAAAGTTTTTAACAACATTGTTATGTTTGTGCCCAATAAGTGCTTTTGCACTTTCAACTGAGTCTGATGTGTCGGTTACCTCTGGTTCGACAAGCATTAGTTTTGACCAGACTGGCGATGAGTTTATTATAGGTCACCGAGGCTTATCTTTTTCTACAAGTGATACTGTAGATGTTGGTGTAGCTTATGATGTTGACTTTGGTCTTTTTAGTGGTGGTGTGTTTTATGATTATACCACCGATGAGGAAAATGTAGTTGGTGTAACAACAACTCTTTCCCAATTTGGTGCTGAATTAGATACTGAGTTAAGTTGGAATATTAATGATAGTAGTGAAATCTCAGCTGAGGTTGGTACAAGTTATGCAATTGCCGGTGTTGATGGTAGTGTTACTAGTATCTGGGACGTTGATGACTTTGGTTATGAAGGTCTAGATATTGATGTTGGTTATACTTGGGATGTTTCTGATACATTTTCGGTAAGACCAAACATTACGGTACCGGTTGATAGTGATTGGGAACGTGGTGATCTAGTTGCCGGTTTATCAATTAATATTACTTTTGGTAACACTTCAACTGAATAAATAATTGTGTGAAAGAAACTGATGACGGTACTGGAGTAAACGTTGCGGACGTGGGTTCGACTCCCACCACCTCCACCAATTCGTTAGTAGGTAGAAATGTGCATGGTATTATAGAAAGGCCTATGGAATGGTATATGACACAGCGATCTTGGGATAGACAAGTTGGCTTTGGTAAAATACCACCAGAAAGAGATATGTCTTTAAAGAAAGAACTGGATAATCTTGAAGAACAAATTAAACATCGTCCAGAACATTTAAAGCCTTGTACAGTACAGTGGGAACGAATTTTAGAGTTAAAACGAATATTGGGGGTGTAATGGAATTCGACGGAGCGGAAGAAACATTGCAAGAGGATTCTATCACTTTTATAATCGCAAATGACGATTATTACTTTGAGGATTTCGCCTTAGCGGCTTAATTTTCCGGGGTTCGGCCCACCTTGTTACCAAACGGGCCACAATTAAAGAGGTCCTCGCATAGGACGCCTCACAGAACTTGCTATTACCGAAACGAGGATAGGTAATATGCCTTTTAAAAAATAAGAGTATATTATGGTTGGAGAGAAAATTACTTCTAAAAAGTTTTCTTTACTAATTGAAGAAATTGTAAAGACCAAGCGGGTAAGTTACCTAGATGCTGTAATTATGTATTGTGCAGAAAAAGGTATAGAACCCCAAACAGTAACAAAATGGGTTGATAATGGATTAAAAGAAAAAATCCAATATGAAGCCGAATCATTAAACTATTTACCAAAAACGAGTTCTTTGTTTTGAGTTTAATGTCCCCCTACGAAGCCTATACGAACTATTTAGCTTTAAAACTCCATTTTAAAGGTGATTATGATTATCACAAATATGGAGGCAAAGTTAGTGCTTCTTTAGAATCTTTTGATAAACGGAAAGATAAATTTAAGTTTATTAAACTGTCTAACAAATTATCAGACCCACAGATTTTAGAATTTTACCTTTCAAATTTTATTAGAGGTAAAGAGTGGATAGGAGAATTTGATAAACGGAATTGGACAGCACACAAGAAGATAAATCAAAGTTTAGAGTATGTTTATAAAAATGATATTGAAAAATTATTGACATTGGTTGAAAATTTTGATATAATATTCCAATGTAAGGACGGAAATCATCCTAAATTAGTAAAAGCCTATCTTGGTAAAAAAATAAGTTTAGAAACTTTAGTTATTTTGGAAAAAGTTGTAACATACCGCGAAAGGTTTGATGAACAGATAAAAGAAAAATTTATTTGGCCAAAATTGAGTAAGTTGATTGATGACTATGATCCTTTCTTAAAGGTTGATGTGAAAGAATTTAGAATGAAAACTTTAACAATAGTACAGGAGAGTATATGATGAGTAGTAATGAATCGACTATTAAAGAAACATATGTAGATGAAGCAAAACGTAGGATTGCTCATTTGTCCTATAAACTAGAACAGGCTACAAAGCGGATTCGTACATTGGAACATGAATTAGCTGAAGCTGAGCGTTGGCAGAAAGATGTTGCTATTCCTAGATTTGATGAATTAACTCAGCAGATTATTCATGCAAATCAACGTAAATTTAATAAGCGGAGAAAGGAGAATCCGTGATAGCTCAGTTGGTAGAGCGTCGGTCTGTTAAACCGATTGTCCCTGGTTCGAGCCCAGGTCACGGAGCCAAATATTATGGAATTTGAAAAAATGGGAACAAGTGGAGTAGTTCATACTCTTCCGAAGCAGATAGTATTACAGCACACAAAAGATAATACGAAAATTGCTATAAAAGCTTTACGATATGATGCAGAGTTTGGATGGTTTGCCGAGAATTTAGAAGGCAAGAAACGCTGGTATAATGAGAGATATTGGAAGTATATTAAAGAGGTTGGTGTATAGCGCTTTTTGTAAAGATTTTTGATAGTGATAATGGCCACTGTAGCTCAGTCGGTAGAGCAAGGGTTTTGTAAACCTTAGGTCGGAGGTTCGATTCCTCTCGGTGGCTCCAAATATGAACAAAGACAGAAAATATATAGATTTACTTTGGAAAATTGCAGTAGATATAACTCCAGTTAGTAATGCTAGAATAGCGTCTGCTATAGTAATAGGCAACCAAATAGTTGGTCTTGGAGAAAATTCTTATAAGACACATCCGTTTCAGGCAAAATATGGATCAACCGAACACCATATTCACATTCATGCCGAGATAGATGCAATTAAAAATAGTTTAAGGAGAGTATCTGTAGATGATTTGAAAAAA